CAGCGGAGCCAGCCACGATCGCGTAGTTCGTCGAGGTGCCGGCCCCGACATCGAAGACCACCAGGAGCCCGCTGGAGCCCGAGGCCCCGCCGTCTCCACCGGTCCCGGTGCTCACCCCATTGCCGGCGGTGCCGCCGCCGCCGCCGCTGTAGTCGATGGCCGCGGTGATGGTGGACCCAGTCAAAAAGCGGAACGTGACGAAAATCCATCCGCCACCACCACCGCCACCGCCCGCTCCTCCTCCGGTGTTGGCCCCGCTCGGAGTATTCGCGCCGTTACCGCCGTTGCCGCCCTTCGCCGCGATGATCCCGGCGGTGCTCGAGCTGCCGCGCGCAACCGTGCGAGCGGCGACGAAGATGACCCCGCCGCCGCATCCGCCGCCGCCGCCGCCTCCGCCCGCGCCGCCAGCATTGTTGCCGCCACCACCGCCGCCGCCAGTGCCTCCGCCTCCGCCAGCGATTAAGGCGTAACCCGCCGCCGTGTGCTTGACCATGAACGGTTGCGAGAGCGCGAACACCGGGTAAGGCGTCATGACGCCTGTCGCTGCCCCGGCACCGCCGGAACCGGCTCCCAATACCCCGAGCCCACCCGTACCACCCTGACCCCCGCGCCCCCCATTGCCAGGACTGGCTGGAGATGCACCACCAGAACCACCACCCGTGCCAGAGGCCCCGTTGCCGCCTGCGCTACCACTGGATGCCGGAAACCCGATGGTATTGGAGAACGGACCGAAGGGCGGCTGCCCGCCGGTGCCGCCGGTCGATGTGGTGGAGCTGACGCCGTTGTCGCCATTCAGAGAAATAGCGCCAGCGGGCGCCCCCGAGATGTCGAGAGTCCCGGAGACGAAGACGCGCCATCCGTTCGTCTGGAGTTTGGCCGTTCCGCTGATGGTAAGGTCTGCGTAGTAAGTATCATGCGCGAGCTGGGTCGTGCCGGAGCTGATGGAAAGGTTCCCCTCCCCGCCGCTCCCGAAAATGATGGCGTCGGCGACCGTTGGACTGCCGCCGGTGCCTCCCGTGGTGCCGACGATTGCCTGCACCTGAGAAATCGACAGGTCGCTCGGGTCCGCCGTGCTCCCGGAGTCATTCCCCTTGATGGTCATCGTCGCCATCTGCGCAAGCTTGGCGTTCGTGACTTGGTTGGCGCCGATGTTCGTCGTCTGCACGGCGCTCGTGCCGAGCTTGCTGGTGGTCACAGCGGCGCTGGCAATGGTCGCCGCCTGAGAGCCGCTGCCTGGCCCGGCCGTCACGTCGCCGGTGAGCTGCGTGATCCCACCGGACCCCGGCGCCGTCGTCATGAACGTGCCGTCGGAGAAGGTGATTTTGTAGCCGCCGCCCGTGGCGAGCGTGATGTCGCTGTTGAACGTCTTTGTGCCGCTCGGGATGTCCTGCGCTGCGGCTACCAGGATCCCTTCGGTGCTAACGCCCGAGGCGTGAGCGGTGATCGTATGGTTGCCAGTGCCGCCGATGGTTAGGGCATTGGCTGCCGGTGTCGTGCTGATCGCCCCGACGGTGCTGACGCCGGGGACGACCACGGTGCCCGTGGTGCGCGTGCTCGTGGCTCCGCTCGTCGCCCAGGGGCCGGGGCCGAAACGGAAGACCGCGCGGACGCTGGCGTTGACGGCCGATGTTCCGCTCTTCTGGCTTGGGATTTTCAGCGCCGCATCAAGCGCGGTGATGTCTGCGATGCGGCGAATCGCGCCCACCCGGTTCGCCTCGACCTCCGGATCGCTCCCCGTGTGAAGAGCTACGTCGAAGCCGATGTGCCCGCTATCTGGCGTGAGGGTCGGGAAGGCCCACGTCACGCCGGCATACAGCACCGGGCGCCCGCCGGTCGTGCCGTCGTAGTCGGAGTCTTGCCCGTCGCGGTCGTATTCCTTACGCACGCGCTAGAACTCCGTGCCCTGAATGGTGATGGTGACGCTACTCGGCGTCGGCAGAAGAGCCGGGGCCGCCGGTATCGCGAAGGTGTAGTAACTGAGCGCGGAGATGTCCTGCCTGGCGAGTCCAGACTTGTTGAAGCTGACGAGCTTGACGTAGATGTTCGTCCCGAGGCGGTTGTACGCGATGTCGTGCTTGAAGACTCCCTCGTCCAGCCGCACCATGAGGTCCCCCGCGGTATGCGCTGCAGCGGTGGTGCTCATGCGCCCGCGCAGCACGCCCGTCAGTTGATAGGTGAAGGAGCCCGTCAGTGTCGCCGTCTGGTAGGAGATGACCTCGTTGCCGATCCAGATGGCGGTGAGGTTGTCCGCCGCTCCGGTGGCCGAGGTGGAGGCGAGCACGCCAGAACTCGCCGACAAGTCTATGTCGACGGTGGTGGCGGAGTTGCTGATGTTGTTGACGAGCGTCCCCCATCGGCCGCGCAGGGTGGAGCCAGCGAATTCGAAAGTGGTGGTGTCATCGCTGACGTAGACGTCCGCACCGCCCCAATTCGCGCCGCCCGCCGTAGCGAGCCACAACTGCAGGCTGCCCTTCGAGAGCTGCAGCGTCGGGATAAAAGCGATGGGCGCGGTGGCGTCGCCGGGGTCCGCGAGAAAATCGTTGGTGATGCCGTCGCCAGTCTGCGGCGTGTAGAGTGTGTGGGTGCCGGTGCCAAAAGGCCACTCCTCGGCCACGCACTCGAAGTTTCCGTCGGTGTCCTCGGAAATGCCGACGAGTCGGACGACCTTTTGCACCAGTCCGAGCTTTGGCTCGGTCAAAGTCACCAAATCCATCGGCTCCAGTAACACGTACCGTTGCGGCAGCTTGAAACTGAATTTGTTGCGAACCCAGATGTTTTTCTGTGCGCGCAGCCGCGAGAGAGCCAGCGCCACGTCCTTGCGGCACACGAAGTGCGCCTGCAGCGGGTCGGCGCGACGAAGACCGAAGGCCTCCACGTCGGCCTGCTCTGGATCATCGGCGATGATCGGTTTGTAATCGTGCTCCCGGTCCAGCCACTCCACTGGCACGCTGTTGTAGGTATCCTGCAGGTTGATGCGCTCGACCTGAACAGGATCCATATCGGCCACTGGTAGGAAGTCGTCGACGCCTAGATCGTAGACGGTGGTGAGGTTGGGCGTATACGTGAAGGAGTTTCCGGTGGCGGAGGTGTCGCCGTACGGGAGAATCTTCAGCACTCCTTGACTCCACACCGCGGCGCTGTTCGTGGCCTCGAGGAATTGCTGGAGCCATTGGAGTCCCGTCTGCTGCTTGTCCATGGCGGCGCTGAGGTAGAAGCCGAGGGCGTGGCAATAGTTCGTGTAACTCGATGTCGACAACCCATCCGTGCCAACGGCCACCCCGATTTTGGCCGGGTCCCATGCCAAGCCGTATTCCTTGTTGCTGAAAAGGTCGACGATGATGTCGGCGGGGTGCGCATCGAATGCGGCAATGGTCCCGAGCGCGCCACCAGAGAAGGTTGGCGCCGCACGTGTTGCCTGGAAGCCGCGCACCTCAACCGAGTAGTTTGCCAGCCCTCCATTTGGAAGGGCCAGACTCGCTGCCGCAATCCACGCCGTCCCGCCATAACCTAGGGCATCCGCGGCATGCACCGATGTGAGGTGGGCCCATGGCGTTGGGTTGCTGCGAGGGCCGAGACTCGTGGCTTCGAATGGAACCGCTACAGCCCCAGTGAGTCCGAAGCGCTTGATGAGTTTATCGTCCCAGAGCCGGATGTAAGAGGTAATCTGCCCCTCGCAGACACCGAACTGGATGCAACCGGTGTACGTGTACGACGTTACATCCTGGCTCCCGCCCTTACCGACGGGTTTCTTCTCCTCATGCGGCGTGAACTCGTTGGACCAAATGAGAACCGGGGCGACTCGCTGAGTGCCATAGACGATCGGCACACATTGGCCATAGGCGCTCGAGGAGAGCTGGATGTGGTCCAGCTTCTCCACCTTGTCGGCATTGATGTCAGGCTTAGGGAAGAGGAAGCCCACGCTTTAGCTCCACTCCCTTAGCGTCCATACGCCACCGAGGCGGGCTCGAAGCTCGGCCTCTTGCTCCATGCTGCTGATCGTCACCTTGCCCACGTTGATGAGCGCGTGGAGGATCAACGGGTACTCCAGCACAATAGCCCCGTGCGAGTAACTGCGGCCGATCTGGAAGAGCAGGATGTCCGCTGGCCGGATGTCGCGGTCCACCTGCCGCGTGTAGCGTTCCACCGTGTTCTGGAAGCGCGGCTCGGAGCGGTGCAGCATCCAGTCCGGCGGATAGTTGTCGAGCGGCACAGCGGGAATGAGTCCCGCTTCCTCGAAGACGGCAGCGATTAACTGACCGCAATCCACGCCGATGCCCTTGAGGCGGGCTCGGTGATGGTACGGCGTCGGCGGAAAGGCCCACGTCTTCGCAATGGCGACCACTCGCGCGCGCTGATCTCGCTCCAGCTCGGGATTCATCAGCCGCGCACCGCATCCTCGGGCCGCGGAAGGTATGGGAATCCGCGGAAGCGAGGGCTATTCGAGTACGCCGCGCACGCCACCTTCGTGCGAGCACATCCTCGGGTCACGCTATACGTGTCTCCAGCCAAGGGTGCCTCTGGAAATGGGACCGACAACGTCAATTGGTGCCCCCCTCCTCCGTCCACATCACTGCGGATGCCTCGGCGCTGCCCGGTCAGTGTCCCGGAGGTCATCAGAATCACCCCGAGCTGATAGAAGTTGGACGTCGCCGTGCCACTAATCGCCACCACGTAAGCAGTGGGTGTGCCAGCGAGCGCCCCAGTGGCCGTCACGCTCGCGCGCAACGTACCTGGCGGGTTGGGGTCGCAGCCCTGGTCGAGGAAGGCGTGCGCGCAACCCGGCTGGTAGAGATTTTGCGGCAGCTTGATGTTGAGCTTGTCCAGCTCGCTCTTGACAGACAAGGCAATCGACGACGAGGTGGGCTCCACCTCCGCCACGGTGCCCTCGAAGTGCAGTAGCACATCCACCAGCGCCCCGAGTGGGTCGAAGAAAGCGCGGTAAACCCTGAACCGCGCCCCATCGAAGAGTCCCTCGAGCGCGCGCTGGGCAAATGGCGCGGCGTTGTAGAGGTCCGTCTCGGTCACCATCAGGGTGATGTCGAGACTCTGGACCTCTGGCTCTGCCGACCACGTCACGCCGCCGCGCCCGATGCCGACGGCAGGCACGAACGTTCCCGGGGCTGGGTCGCCATTCAGGTCGAGAATGACCGTGCCCGTCACCGGGTATTCCACGGGCCGATCGGCATTCGTCCACCGCAGGTTGTCTCCGTTGGCCAGGAAAATGTCGTAGAGGTCGGCCACCTGGAAGACGTTGCTGGCATTGATGAAGGTCACGAGCGGAGCGGGAGCGCTCTTCATGGCTTCACCGAGATCAGCTCAATCCGCCCGGTGTTCCAGATGCGGTCCACGATGCGGTCCGCATCTACTTCATCGCCGGAGAACCGGACGCGCCGGTAGTATCCGCCGGTCCATGTGAAATACTGCCCGAGCTTCGGCGGGTCATTGGCGGGGATCCAATCAAGATCCCCGGGGAACAGCACCGTGCCAGGCAGCGCCGTCAGGTGGTTCGTCGATGGGCCGCTGAGGATGGTGTAGTCGCCCTCCCACGTCGCACCGACGAATGGACTGCCGACGGAGCGTCCAGGTTCCACGATGTGGAGGTATGTCTGGGACGAAGCCCCCGAGGAGCCAGCGAGCGGCGACTGCGTTGTGTCGGCGTTGTCCCAGGTCGACACCATCACCAGACGGAACCAGCGATCGGGCAAGGGGACCGCGTATGCGCTCACGACGCGCGAGCCAGCGCGCGTAATGCGCCCACTGTTGGGATCGAAGTCGACGGTGTTGGTGGTCGTATTCGAGGGCGAGTCGCGCCGCAGCCCGAACGTGAATGTGATGGCGGACGCCGTCGTGCTCGCGCGCACGTAGACGCTGCTGCAGAGCATGGAGCCCGTGGTGAACTGGTACCCCAGGGCTCCGGTGCCAGCCGTGATCGCCGACGCAAAGGACGTCCCGCTCACGCTACCGCCGCCCGTGGCGCCCAGACTCGAGCCGGTTGGGTTATCCGGCGATGGGCCGCCGCCCGTGCTCCAGCTCCCGTTGCAGAGATTCGACCGTGGCAGTGGGCTGAGGAGCGTCCCGAACGGGTGCATGCCCTGGTCCCAAACGTAGAGACTCGGTTGATTGTCGTGCACCTCGGGCGCTGCCATCACCCCCGCCGCCTGCGTCGGTAGAAACCAGCCGGGCGAGGAGCCCCGCTCTAGCTGCGCGCCCCACGTCAGCACCTTGATGGTCGAGGCCCCTGTGGCCTGCGCAAGATCGCCACGCCATCGGATGACAACGTTGCACGAGGCGCCAGCGGTGAAGGTCAGCGAGCAGCGCGAATCATAGATGCTGCGCCGCCTGTCAAGTGAGCAGATGACACTGGCACCGGAGGTCGTTTCGATGATCTCGATCAGGCTCGGCGGGAGGTCATTCGTCGGCGTCTTCCACGGGTACATCCAGACGCTGAAGGTATACGTGTCGCCCTGGACTAGCAGCGGGTGGTCAACCGTCTGGGTGATGCTGCTGGTCGTCGCGCTCGTCGTGCCAGACCCGACGTCGTAGACAATTGCAGTGCCGAAATCACGGCTCCCGTCCGGCCCCCGCGCATGCCCGAGATCGCTATCCGCCGTCGCGCGCAGCGTCGCGAATGTCGGCGCCGAAGGAGAGCCCGACCCGGCGGCGGCAGCCGTCCATGCAGCGCTCTGGTTGAAATCGAGCGAGAAGCGGATGAAGTTGATGAGGCCAGTGAGCGGAGTACGAGTGCCCTGCCAATCCAGCGCAGAGGCGGACGGCGCAACCCCAGCGCCGCCATACACTCCGGTGATGGGCAAATATTGGCCAGCTCCCCAGATGCCCGGGTAACGCTCGCCGAAGTCGCTCGCCGCGCACGGTCGCCCGTCGTAGACCGGCTCGCTCCCGCCGCCAATCCCCGGCCATACAGTGAGCGGCGGCTCGCGGATGCCGAACTCGGTGCTCGCCGCATAAATCCCGTAGACCTCCGCCGTCGAGTCTATGGCCGGCACATATTCCGAGAAGTGCGCCGTGCCACTCTCGAGCTGTCCTCCCCAGATGAGGGCCTCTGAGTAGGGCTGGCCGAAGAAGGCGCCATACGTCAGCGTCCCTTCCAGCGCCTGGTTCGGACCGCCACGGGGGTTCAGCGTTACGCCGATGCGTGTCCAGTTCGTATCGTTCAGCTTGAACAGCCACGCCGCGCGCCCGAAGGTCGGATCGGCTCGGCTGGTCGCGTTGCCGAAGATGACGTACGCATCGGAGTACTGCTCGGTCCCGGTTCCACTCCCGAACTGCAGCCCCACCTCACACGGATTATCGATAGCAAGGTTCCGGACCCAGAGGCTAAAGGAATAGGCCCCGTGCGGCGTGACTTGGTTCTGTCGCAGGAGCGAGAGCGCCCCATGCGTGATGTTGACGTTGGGCCCGAACGTAGAGCCGTTGTTCAACCTGGCGGCGGTGAGCGACCCGTCCGGAGCAACGCCTGCGTAGTCCTGGATGGACGCGCCGACCGAAACAGTCCACGGCATCGTCGCCTGCCATGGCGCGGTGTTGTTATCCGAGAAGCGATGCGACGCCGGGGCGAGGTTGAAGATGGGATGCCCTGAGGACTCGCCTCCGTCTCGCTTCCCTTCTACCCTTGCCCTGAGCGCCCGCTGGAGCTGGAAGAACGTCGGCGGTACGATGGCCGTGTCGTCGCCAGATCCGAGGTATTGGTCGATCGCCACCTTATCCTCGGGGTCCTCGAGCAGAAACGAGTCCCACGCGCCCATGTGGCGGGAAATCAGGTCGAAGACGGTGTTAAGCTCGAAGCGACTGGCGTTGCGCAAAAATTCGAACTGGACCGAGTACTTGTAGCGCGGGGACGTCCACCACGTCGTCCGCCATTCCTTCCCGCTAACCGACTCCTGTACCTTCGTTTTCGTGAGGTGCGTTCGCGTAAACTCGAGGCTAAATCCCTTCAGTGAGGACGGGAAGACGAAGTTGCTCACCGCTTCCGCCCCTTCCCGTCCCGGATGCCCTGCCGGATGACTTTGGCGAGCGCGTCCTGGTTTGAGCGGAAGAAGCGAGCGACGGAGGGCCCATCCACTGCGCTGATGTGCAGATTCACCTCGGCCCCCCCGCCTACCATCCCTGCCTCGACCCCGCCGCCGCTTCTCGTCAGGTTGCGCACCGTATTCGCCAGGCCCGCCGGAAGTACCATCTCCTCGGCGTGAAGTTGCGTCAGGGGATTCATCCCGGATGGGATGTCGAAGCCGCCCGCCGCCCCCTTGATGCTGCCCATCAATGCCATCAGGCCACCCAGCACGGCGAGGGCAACAGGGATGGCAATCATCCAGCCAATACCAGGAACGGACGCAGCGCTCGCTCCGGCCGCCGCTGCGCCCGCCGCTGATTCCGCCGCGACCCGACCGGTAGCGCTGCCGATGGTCGCCGTTTTCTTCGCCTCCTGGGTCGCCTCATGGAAAATGAGTTCTTGGGCGAGATTGGTGACCCATGCGGCGAGCATCTCCCCCAGTTTTTTGATCCAGTTCGTCACCATCTGACCGATCATGTCGGCGAAGGCATCCCGAATCATCCCTCCCATCCCCTTGATGGCCTGCCCGAAGGTGATGGTGCCATCGAGCATCTTCTTGATGCCACCAGAGAAGCCCTGCACGAAGGGCTGGACGTACCCTTCAATCTCCTTCTGCTTCTCCTTGAGGATCTGCGCGCGTTTGTTCTCCGCCTCCCGAAAGAAATCCAGCCGCTTCTTGTCTAACGCTGTAACGGCGACGGCCTCTTCGCCCTGGAGCTTGAGCTTGTCGAGCTTGGAGGTTCCCTCCAATGCCATTTGTTGCGCAAGAGACTCACGCTTAATCTCCAGCTTCTTTCGCTCAAGCGCGAGGATGGAGGCGGCCTCCTCCTCCCAGGTGATGCGTTTCATCGCCGCGTCCTGCTTGATTAACTGCTCCTCCATTTCGATGGCAGCGAGCTTCGACGCGACTGCCTGCTTCTCCGTCTCCCTCTGGAGTGCCTGATCCTCCTTTCGGAGGTCCTCCTTCAGCCGGTTGACTTCGTGGAGTGCGGTCATCTGGGCCTTCGCAAACTGGCTGCCCTTGGCATTGGCTTCGGCGAGCTTCTGCTCCCAGAAGGCAAGCTCATCAGCCTTGTCCCAGGTCTCCCATTCGGTTTTCGCGGCCTTGATGAGTTCGAAGTCGCGTTTCCAGCTCGCGATGAGGGCGGCATTCGGCTCGACCCTCTTCTCCTTGCTGGTGTCGATGTCCGCGCCGCCCTTCTTCACCTCGAAGTCCGTCAGATTCGTCTTGAGGACGGTAAATCCCTTCTTGTCCAGCAGCTTCTCCATCGTCGCGCCGGCTTTGGCCTGGAGAGCTTCCAGGTCCTTCTCCGACTTCATGATGATGGACTTCGCCGCCGCGGCGGAACCCTTGAGCATGTCCAGCGCGGAGTCCCCGCCGGTGATGGAGAAGGCCGTTTTGAGTGCTCGACCGACGCCAGCGCCTAGCTCGCCGAGGCTTTCGAAAATAGCGGAGCCGCGGATCGCCAGCGACTCGAAAAACGTCCCCAGCGCGACGATGGCGATCGAAATGCCCTTGATCGCCGTGCTCAGAAAACTGGCCTTGTTGGGCGCCTTATCCCCCATCCATTCAGCCAGCGCCGTGAGCGCAGGGATGAGCGACTGGCCGATCTGAATCTTCAGGGCATCGCACGCGAGTTCCAATTCACGGATGGCCTTTTTGTAGGCCAGCGTGCTGGCAGCGCGCTCTGGGCCAGTGACGAGATTCAGTTCCTCCGCCTTCGCCGCGGCCTCGGCCATCGCCTCGGGCGTCAGCTTCATCAGCTCGAGGAGGTCCTGCCAGCCCTTCTTCGCGATGAGCTGGGCGGCGGTATTCCTCGCCGTGCCCGCCTGGAAGGTAGCTAGCTTCTCCGTCGACTCGGCAATGAGTTGCGAGATGGGCTTGAGGTTCCCGTGGGCATCCCTGACGTCAATTCCGAGCTTCTTGAAGCCTTGGCCTCCGCTCGCAATCTGACGAACCATCGCCCCGGCGACGTTCGTGTAGGTCGACACCTCGATGCCCTGGCCATGGAGGGCGACCTTCAGCTTGCTGGCCTCCTCGCTGGTCGTGCCGAGGGTCTTGCCGAGCTTTACGGACTCCGTGTCCCAGGCGATGGCATCCTTCACCATGTCGCCAAAGAACTCACCGCCCTTGACGATGGCGGAGACGGCAAGGAATGGGGCGAGGAGCTTCTTCCCGATGTTCTCGATCTGATCGAACGTGTGCTCGACGTTGTTCTTGAAGCTCACGACGGCTCCGGCTGCCCGCCTGAGTTCAGCAACGAGGCCCGTCGCGTCGGCGGCGACTTGGACCGTGGTCGTCGATTCAGCCATTCGTCACCCCTGCTGCGTTGCGCAGGAATGCCCCGAGTTTGGCGGCATTCCGCTTCTCGTCCTCCGTCGTCATCGGACCGGACGGGACCTGGCTGCTTCTGGATGACTTGCCGCCGAAGGCCGCGAGCATCGTCTCCGCCACCGGAGGCACCTCCCTCCAGTAGGAGAAGAGGAAAAGGACGTCGCGGATAGTCATCTGCCCGACCTCGTCCGCCGACTTGCCCAATTCATTCATCAGGCGCCCGAAGAGCACGGACCAGTTGATCGGCTCTACGGGCCCACGCCTTCCCCCGGCGGCCTAACCTCCAGTCCGGAGTTCCCCATCACGCATGCGAGCAGCTCGGCGAGGTTCCCCATGTCGACCGCCTTCTTCAGCTCGTCGCGAGTCACGTTCGGGTGGTTCCGGATGGCCGAGTAATAGGCGATGTCGAGGACGAGTTCGAGCTGCGGCTTGCTGGGCATGCCTTGCCCGATGGTTTCGAGCAGCGCGAATCGAGGCTCCAGCTCCATCAGCGCTTCCAGGTTCAGCGGGGCGAGGACCAGCTCCATCTCGCCCAGCTTCATCGTCTTGCCCTTGATCATCAGGCCCTCCTGTTACTCGTTGACGTACTCGTCGAACACCTTGCCGCTGTCATCCGCCGACATCATGAAGTCGACGTCGACATCGCTGAATGCCTCCGCCTTCATGTTAAAGCCGAGCTTGGGAATAAAGACGTTGTAGAACTTCCAGCCGAACGCCTTGGAGAACGATTTGTTGTGCTGCTTCAGCACGAAGCCGGTACCCTCGCCCATCAAGGCGTTGGACAGGGAAATCGTCTTTCCGCCGGTCGTGGTGTAGTCGTAGCTGATGCCGACCAGGTTTGTGGTGTCAGCCGCGGCAAAGGTGTAGACGCCGGCCGCGACGCTGTATTGAGTGGTGGCCGGCGCCGAGGCCACACGGGTCATCAGCTTTCCGGACGTAAAATTCATGACGCCGAGGTCCGTCGCCCAGGTGGCCGAGTTTGCCACCGTCACCTGATATGGCGTGCCGGGGATGGTGCCATTCTCTCCGACGACACCAGTCGATGAGCCCGTCGCCGCCGTTCCGCCGGCGAAGGCGGAGAGAACAGTGCCTCCGAGAATTTGCGCGCTCTTCGCTTTGCCGGTCAGCTTGATGGAGCCCCCAGCGATCGCGACGGCGAACTTGTATTGACCGTGAAGCTCCTTGATGTCCTGCGCGAAGTCGATCGAGATGTCGTTGAGAATCCCGACCGGCACCGGAGTTGGATTGGCCCCCGTTGGGATCATCCAGAGTCCACCGATGCCAAAGTTGATCTGCCCTTGTGCCGCCATTGTGTCAGCCGTCCTTTCTTGCCAGCACTTTGGCTAGCCGTTCTGTTTACTGCGGATTCGCTCTCGTTCGGCCTCGCTCAACGAACACCACGCACACGGCGGCTTGCCCGCCTCGCACGCGCACCCGGGAGACACCGCCGGCACGAGCGCGATGGGTTCGTCCTCCTCCTCGATGATTTTCGCGAAGTCGTCGTCGTCATCAGGCTTGGTCATGGCGGTCCTTACTCATCGAGAAGCATCATTTCGATGGGGATGATGATGTTGGCTTGCTGGATGGTTCCGGTTGCCTGAATGGGGGCGACCGGGCCCTCGACGTTGATGCGCTTGGCAATGCCCCCGAGATTCCCGTTTCGCGTGTCCTGGTTCGTATATGCGTCGCCCAGTGGGATGCTAAACCGCAGCGTCTCCTCGACCTTCGTGATCAGATCGTGGAGCTGCGCCTCGGGATTCGTGTCGCCAGGCTCCTGCGTGGCGTAGATATAGATGTTCGCGTGGACGAAGAGCGTCGTGGGATGCCCAGACTGGACTGGTGTCCGGGAACTCGACGGATTCCACATCTCGATCTCCATCGTCACCAGAAAGAGCGCCGGCTGCTGCTCGGCCTGCACCTCGCTGGGGAGCTTGTGGGCGCGGGAGAAGGTCTTGACGAGGGGCGTCGCCAGCGGGCCCGCCTGGAGCCTCGTAAAGAGCGCCGCGAGGGCCGGCTCAACGAGCTGGAACGCCATCAGCCGATCCCACCGTAGACGGCGTTCTCAATCTGCTTCAGGACGTCGCTTTCCATCTGCTCGAGGGAGCGACCGATGAAAGGCGTCTCATCGAGGTGCATCTGCCGACGGTAGGCACTGACGAAGCCGACGCCCGACGACATGCGGCGGCGGCCCTCCCGTGTGTCTCGGCCTTTGACGCCGCGCGAGTAGCCTCTGACATCGACCGTCTTCGCCGGGATTCCTCGGTCCTGAAAACCACCGTAGAAGGCGCGGCGCGTGAGCCCCACCGTCAGGACGAAGGTCTCTCCACCGAGCCGCACCGCGACGCGGTTGAAAAAGGAACGCGCGAGTCGCCCGGTCTTTTCGTCTAGTCCGATGTCGGCATTGGACCTCATCAATGCGGCCAGTTCGCCCCCGAGGTATTCCATCGAGGACTGAAGCCGGAGCTTCACGTCCGCCCCGGCCGCCGCGAAGCGGCTGACGGTCTGTTCCGCTCCGTTGACCCGAACGCGGATCATCCCTGCAGCCCCGGGTCGAGCGCCATGCCGAAGACGTTGGCATAGGAATCGATCACCGCCCGAACGAGGAACGGCAACTCATCCCTGCGGTAGGTGACGGCGTTCGCGTCGTGCGTGCTGCTCTGCTGGATGCCGAAGTGGTCTCTGTTCTTGTACATCCAACAGGCGAGTTCGATGCAGCCCTGCTCGAGGTCTTCGGGGATGCTGGTGTAGCCGGAGGTATAGGTGACGACGACGTTGTTCGTCCCGATGTCGAAGCGGTGACCGACAAGCCGAACGCGGTCACCTTGCTGCGTCCATCCGGTGTCGCCGAGGGTGACGATCGGTGGAATGGTTGTCCCATCGATGACGACGGTCGAGATGGCCGTCACCGGTCCATTGGGAAGCGAGAGGCCGCGCGTTGCGGTGCCATCCGTGGTGTAAGTCACTGCCGCTGACTTGAAGCGCCGACCCGTCTGGGTCATCAGGATGCGAGACGCCGCGGTGATGATGAAGTTCAGGAGCGCATCGAGCGAAGTGCCCGTGATGCCTCCCAGTTCGTTCTTCACCTTCTCCAGTGTGGTGAGGTCAATGGCGGCCACTGATTCCCCAGCGGGCGGAGGGCGGGGCCCATTCGGGCCGAGGGACCACCGCTAGTCCCAGCTCCTAATAGAGCCCCGTCCTCCTCCCTCATCACGCCTGGTAAACCGCCGGGCCGAGCTCCAGGGAAACGGCCTGGAGCGTCCCAGCGCCACCGCTGCAGAGAGAGGACACCCGGATCCACCGGAAGCCCCCATCGAGGTCGAGGTTCGCGTCGATGTTCCCGTCGGCCTGCACATTCGTGCTGTTCGCCTGGGCAGTGATGCCCAGGTTGGCGGCGGTAATCAGGTCCTTTGCCGCGCCACCACCGGAGGTGTTTGCCTGCTCCAGCTTTACCGCGAAGGTTCCGGCGCCTGCTCCGGCGACGGAGAGAATCTTCGCCCACTTGTTTTGCCCAACATCAATCCACCCGGAGGTGACGGTGGCCGATGCCGCAACGGACTGCGCGGCGATGGCCCCCTTCACCACGTAGACAGTGCTGGGCTTCTCATTCGGACTGGCCATGGTTTCAGTTCCTTTCCTTAACCCTTACCGGGAGGCGAGAGTGACGAAACAGGAACGGGTGTTCCCGTGCGGAGTGGTGATGGACGAGGCCCAGTATGGCGCCCCACCGATGCGGAGGATGAAACGGAACGCGACAACGCCCTGGTCGAACCAGAGATGAATCGACGAGTCCGCCTTCATCCCGCTCGACTTCTGGACGGTGCAATACTGCTTCATGTCCGCGAAGATGATGTCACCCACATCGCCGAGCGCGCTGGCCGCCTCGGTGAAGAAGATGGGCCGACCCATCAACGTCCCGTTCGGGGCCTGGGTGAGGCCGCTGCCCGCTGGCAAGTAAGCCGGGGACGAGACACCGGACGCGGCGGGAATCACGAGGGAGGCGAGCTGGGGCTCGATGTCCTGATTCATGATCCACACGGCGTTCCGTCGCGAGTGGGACTCCATCCGCGAATACATCTTCACGATGTTGAGGAAGTTGATGGTGTCCGCGGTCTGGCTGCCTTCGGCCGCCTGCGTGACGAGGCATGCGGCGTTTAGGATTCCCATCGGCATCCCGACGCCGGTCCCAGCGACGAGCGCGTCGTTCAGCTTGGCGGTCATCTTCACCGGGACCTTCCGGCTCATGTAGGCATTGAGTGCGGCCGAGTCCTCGAGCAGCTCATCGGTCACCGGGAGCAGCGCCGCCAGCTTGAGGATGCGCAGCAAGACGGTGTTGATAGCGACCTTCGACTGACCGATGACCGTTCCCTCGCCCTCCCAGGTGACTTGAATTCCACCGCTGGTTTGCCAGGGGGTGGTTTCGTCGGTCACGAAGGAGATGGCGTTCGAGGAGGTGGTCTGTTGGTCGGTGAGCTGCACCAGCGAGTCCTCGCCCTGGACCTTCTCCATGATGGAGGTGCGGAAGTCCGGTGGGACAAGGTAGCCGCCATCGGCTCCCACTCCCTCGGACGAGGAGCTCGACACGGCCGCCCAGATGCGGAGTCGTGGATCCTCGACGCGGCCCGCGATGGCCGCGCGCACCTTCGCCGCGAACTCCCCGAAGTGCCGGAACCCGCCAGTGGGGTTCTGCGCCCGGAGGTCGTCACCGGTGATGGGCGCCCGGGTGCTGCTGGTGGTGTCGGTGAGAGGCACACGGGACGGGGTTGAGTCGATGGGTGGCGGGGCGGCGCGGCGGGGCTCGGCCGCGTTCAGCCGGGCTTCCATCTCCGCCTGTCGTTCGCGCCGAACGAGATTGACCTCGGTCTGCTCGAACGCTGCGTGGTAACCCTGCACCTCCTTCTCCTCCTCGGGAGTCAGCTCCCGGCTCTCGCCGGCCGCCTTCTCGAGGATGCTCTTCGATGACGCGACGAGGGTCTGCAGTCGGTCCTTGAGGTCCTGGATCGACTCTCCGCGGGCGTCGGCGAAAACTCGCACGAGCCCGAAAGCCTTGGTCTCCATTGTTCTGCCTTTCAGTGTCTCGCTGGGAGGATCTGGGTTGCCTTCGCCGCGTCCGTGCGAAGCTGCCCCGCCGCGTCCGTGCGAGGGTGCTGCTGACGCGCACTCAGGCGCGTTTCCATCGAAGAGGTGAGCGCCCATGCCGGGGGCCGGAGCTGCTCGGGGAGATTCGGAATCTGCTCGAGGGCGCGGACGACGCGCGCCTCGGCACGGGCCTCGGCCGCCTGGGCCTCGGCCGTCTGCGGCTCCATGGTGGTGCCGTCCTCTTGCTCCGAGGCCGCCTGTACAAAGTCGGTGAGCCCGTATTCCTTCGCTTCATCGGCGGTGAGGACGCGCGCCGCGTCCATCAGCTCGGCGACCTTCGAGGCCGCAAGCCCCGTCCGTCGCACATACGCCTCGATGTAGATCTGCCGGGCCTTGTCCAGGTCCTCGGCCATTGCGCGCATCGTGGCGGCATCACCGATAGCCAGGCCCCACGGGTTGTGAATCATCCACATCCCGGAGGGAACGGTGGTGATGGTCTTACCGACGAGGGCGATGAAGGAAGCCGCGCTCGCTGCCATCCCGTCAACGTAAGCGTGTTTCACGCCCGGGTAACGGTCAAGGATGGAGTGAATCGCCGTGGCCTCGGTGACGTCTCCGCCGGGGCTGTTGATGTACAGGTTCAGGCGGTTGACACCGGCTGCCTTCGCTGGCTCCAGCGCATCCATGACGCGCGAGGCGGTGATGCCTTCGCCGAAATAGTCGGCGCCGATCGCATCGTAGAGGTAGAGGGATCCAACGACTTCCGGAGATGTCTTGCTGGGCTGGCCGACACGGGCGCGGAAGCCGAAGTGCTTATTCGCCGCCCTGAACGCTAACAGTGGGTTCCGAAAGAGGTTGTGTGACACCTGTTGCTCGCTCCAAGAGTCCAGCCGCCACCGCATCGGGTTCGGCCCCGGTGTCGATGGCGTCTGCGGCTGCCTGGAAGTCTCCCACGGAAGTATTTTTGACGCACGCTTTCGGTAGGAATGCCAGGGCCTCGGCCAGTTCCTCGAGCAGCCCGGGGCGCGTCTGGGCCCTCAAATCAGCGAGCGCTGCGTCGACCTGAGCGGGGGTTTTCTTCCCTGATTTCTCTAGGTCCTCTCGCCGTTTTGAGGCGCGTTTCCCATAGATGGAGAGGCTGCGCGATGCCAGCGTCTGAACCGCACCTTGCAGCGGGTCCGGGCCAGATGGGGGCGAGGTGGGCGCGGGTGGTCCCGTGGTCAACGCTGGTGGGTCTGGCTCCTCGACGAGGACGACGGGCTCCGGAGCGGCAATGCGGAGGAGCCGCTGTCCTTTGGCGATGAGGCGTCGAGCATGTCCGGCGAGGGAGGCATTCGCCACCCCACCGAAGGCGTCGGAGGCATCGTTCGCCGGATCCTTGAGCGTCGGCGTCACGTCTGGCGCGCCGTTCCGGAGGTTTTCGTTCTCCAGGTTGGTCTGATCGACCATCGCCTGCACGCCTTCCTTCGTCGTGTAGTTCGACATGATGAACCGGAGATCGCCGACCGGGCCCATCGTGTTCATCCCTTCCTTCTCGCGGATGTCATTAGCCGAGAAGACTCCGATGTTGTGCATCTTCTCGTAGTACGACGAGCGCGCGAGGGCGTCACCATGCGATAGCCACTCGATATCGATGCGCGTCTCGCGCCACGGTGCCCGCTGCGGCAGGAGTTTGAAATTTACCTCCTGGGCACAGCGCTCTGCCCAGGGCGTTAGGCAGTCGCGAGTAAACTCGAGTCCGAGGTGCTCGATGTTCGAGAAGGTGGCGCGCTCGTACGACTGGACCTTGTGCAGCGGAACATTGTAAAAACGGCAGATCTCCTCGAGCTGGAACTTCCTGTCCTTCACCGAGTCATACTCGCTTGGCTTGGCAGCGGCGCTTTCGATGGACATCCCGTTTTCGAGGATGACCACGCGGTTCGCGCGATCCGGCCCGCTGTGCTGGTCATTCCACTCGTCGCGGAGTTGGTTATGCCTCTCTTGTGAGAGGCTCTTCGGGTACTTCAGCACCGTCCCCACGACGGTCCCATTCGCGTAAAATGCAGAACTCGTCCTCTCGGCAGCGATGGCGAGGGCGGTGGCTCTTGCGGCCCTGGCCACCATGTTGTCACCCATGAGGGACGTCACCGAGCACGGGCCCTTAAAGTGGAGCACCTGATCTTCGCGGAGGATGGCCTCGCCACCATCGGGCTGGAACGAACGGTAGATGATTTCCCCAGGAGTCCCGTCGTCGTTTTTGAGCCGCTCCATCCGGATATAGTCGCTGCGCATCGGCCACAAGGCGATGGGACGTCCCGCTCCGTCGCGCTGGATCTCCGCGTAGGCATTTCCCCACGTGGCCATCTGGATGATGAGCACCTCTTTTGCACTGATGGCGCTGCATTCGGGGTTCGCCCTGGTGTTGAGGATGTAGTCGAGCGGATCGTCGGGGAGAATGATCCGTGACTTCCCTTTCCTCTCGAAGACGCGCCACCTGGAACAAGCGATGGAGGATGCGATGACGTGAACGCAGGCCCACACGGTCGAGTGCTGCAGCGCACCCTCGTAGGTCAAGGTGATGCCAGCCGCTTGCACCGGCAGCACGTAGCGGTAACCGAAGCGCGGATCGTCGCGGCGTCCGAGTCCGAGGATTGTCGAGCCGAGCCGCCCTAGCATTCCGTTTGACGTCCCGGCCACTGTGTCACCTCAGAGGAATTTGAGACCGAAGGAGAACGGGTCGGCGTCAGCCATCCCGCGGTTGAGTGCCATGATGGAGGCAACGACGCCGTCGATCTTCTTCCCGGGTTGCTTGGGGTCTTTGCGCGGGTAGACGTTGCCCTTGTTGTCATAGATGCAGACAACGTTTGACATCATCCAGCGGAGCACGGGGTCGGCATTGTGGTGGAGACGGCCCTGCAGCACGAGCGCCTCAAGTTCCTTCATCGGCTCCGAGAGATGGGCAACGTTATTCCGGATCTCCACAACCGTCACGCCCGCCGCATCCAACTCCTGTGCAATCTGGGTCGCCGCCCAGGGATCGTAAGCGACTTCCCTCACCTCCAGCTCCTTCTGGTCCCCGAGGATGCTCTCCCGGACGGTGGCGAAGTCGAGGACATCCCCGGGCGTCTTCGTCAGCCAGCCTTCGATTTCCCATCCGGAATAGGAGGCGTTCCGGCCGTCCTCGATGGCCCGTTCCGGGAGGAAATGATCCAGGAACAAGTAGTAATGCCGGACCGTCGGGTAGCACGTCTTGCAGCCCTTGACGGCCGCGGTGCGGTGCCTGTCGCACATCCTCGACCATTCGGTGGCTGGGCCCTTCCGAGCGAAAAGGCGCGCCTTGCAGGCCACATCCGTCTTCGTGGCGAGGTCGAGCCCAAGCCAGACGGGGCAGTCCTTGAAGTCCTCCACCTTGAGCGTCGGGTCTCCACACCTGTCCCAAGCGTGCATGTCCATCCACGCAACGGAAGAGTTGAGCCAAAGGTTCAGGTACTTCGTCTTGAAGACGAACTGCGCCGACTTCATCACCTGCGCCTTCCGCGCGTCCGCCGCGAAGGCTTCCACATCGACCGAGATTCCCCAGTTCGGATTCGCCTTCGGCCACACGGCGGGGTCCGCCCAGTTCTTCAGATCGTCGTCGTCAAGGGTGTAGATGATTCCGAATTGCTCGTCGGCCTCCACCTCGCCGGTCAGGGTCTTGATGACGTAGGCGCGTACCTCGGAGCAGATGCCTGCCTCATCATCTCCGGCAGTGGTGATGCTCCAGACAAGCACTCCGGGGCGTTTCGTTGTCGCGCTGACGATGACATCCCAGACGTCCCGCGTCTGATGCGCGTGCAGCTCGTCGATACAGACGAAGTGCGGATTATGTCCGTCGAGGTTGCTCGCCTCACGCGAGAGCGGGATGAACTTGGAGAAGGAGTCGGCGTGGATGATGGGCCCGGATGTCTGTTGCGACTTCGGCGTCTTGAGGCCCATCCGCGCGGCGAATGCCGGTCGCTTCCGCAGCATATCGAACGCCACACCCCAGACGATTTTCGCCTGCTCCCGGGTGGTAGCCGCCGAGAGGACCTCGGCGCCTTGCTCCCCATCCATCGACAGGCAGTAGAGGGCGACGCCAGAGGAAAGGCACGACTTCCCATTGCCGCGGGGCACCTCGATGTAGACGAAACGGAAGCGCCGACCGCCCGCCTTCTTCCGCCAGCCGAACGCCGTCGTCAGGATGAAGCATTGCCACGGCTCAAGACGGATGAGGCCTTCGCCAGCGTCGGCGAGCTTGGCATCGACGGCCTTCGGCCCCTTGACGTGCGGCAGTCGCTCGAGAAACTCGCAGACGTGGTTCGCGTGTGCGTCTGACCACACGAAGCGAGGATGATCTGCGAACTCCTCGAGGTCCCGGAGTTGCCGGGCACACGCGAGACGAACCCAGCGACAGGCCAGAATCTCCCCAGCGACGACGGCGCGAGCATAGGCGAGCGCCCTGTCGACGTAGGTCACCGGATGGTCGCGCCGCAAGCCGGGCAGGGAGCATTACGCCGGCACAGCTCGCCGCAGTACGCGCAACACTCGAAGGGTCCCTCGTCCTCCATGGCTATGCGGCTTTCTTCTGCAGCGCCTCGGCGATCTTGCCGAACAGCCAAGTGCCTGCGCACCAGCCGAAGCCGCCGCAAAAGGTGAGGACCAGCACAACTAGGGCCTGCTCCCACGCCAGATGCTGAGGAATCATTCGTGTCTCCCTTCGGGGTTTACGTCTCCTCGCCATCCATCTCCCGGAAGATGCGTTGCGCCATCTTCCGCCGGTCGATTCGTTTGAGAACCGTCGTCTTCATTTCGATGGCCTTCGTCGTGGATGCCGGGACGAGACTCGGCTCGCCTTCGTCGAGGTTTTCGTCGGGCTCCTCGTCGATGAGCACGTCCTCGGTCTCCGGTTCGGAGTCCGGCTCAGGGGGCGCGGTCTGGGTCATTGGGGGTCACCAACTTGAGGGGTGGGAGCGGCTTGATGTCATCTGGATCGGCTGGCGCAGTCCCAGCCGTTTCGGGTTTCCGGGCCGGAAGCTTCCCGCGTGACGCCGGGGTGAGGTGGAACGTCGCGAGGTGTGAGGCGATGGTCCGGGAACAGGACAGCCGCTCGGCCACCGTCATCGGCTCGCCGTACACCTCGGGCTCGTCGTCGTCCTGGACGTAGCGGATGCCGGCCGCCTTCGCTTCCGCCCTACCCTTCCGACGGTGGGCGCGCAGCTCGTCCAACTCGGCCCGGACTCGGCGATCCTGCTCCTGGATCGCGTACATGGTGACGAGGTTCCGGAACTGGGGCTCGTCCCTGGCGGCGTAGGTTCCAGACTCCTCGACGGCCCGGGCGAGCTTCTCCCACCACTCCCGCTCGACCTCGTCCAGGCCCTCGGGGGCGGGCGGGACGGAGCACCGAGGCGCGGCGTCGAGGGCCCCCTCGGACTCGGCCCGGTAGGCGGCTTCCCGGGCCGGCCGGAGGGTTCCGGCGAAGGCCTTCTCCGCCTCGGTCTTCCGGGGTCGGCCGGCGCCTGGACGTGAGCCGCCGCTAGGCATGACCCGGACCCGGAGTGAAGGCCGGTCTCGCCGTCGACTTCACAGCCAGTGAACCAGTCGACTTTGCCGACTTCACTCTGCGTGCTTGAAATTGGCTGCGCAGTTTTTCGGG